CCTTGCTCGCTGAAGATATCTGTTTGCCGCCAGTAAGCGACCTCGCCTATAAAGCACGTCAGGAAGTCAGCTCCAGATTCGTAGTCAGGCTGATGATGAATCTCTACGCCCAGCACATGACGGTAATAGAGAACTACCAGCGCCCAGCAATCCATAGCCTCAAAGGTACATGACCTGTCACGCCATGGGGCTCCTGTCACCCTATCGATGAACTCAGCTTTAAGCATTCTGTAGCCCCGGAAATTCCTCTGGCGTATACAACCGGCCAACGTTGTTATTGAGAGGGTTTTTAAGCGTCAAAGTAACCGTGACATCGTTCTGATCCATGCTGACGTCGTTGACATAGAGCGTCCACGGCTTGAGTGGCGTGTTCATATCTGCCGAATCAAAACGCTGATATGTGGCCGAAATTGGAGTGATGCGCGCATATCCTCGCCAGAGCTTTAGTTGCTGCTTAAAGTCCTGTGCAAGACGGCTGAATTTGACGCTGCAATCAATAACTGGCGTGCTGCTCTGCTGGCTTTCATTGATTTCCATGCGACACGGTGTATAGATTTGGCCGGCAAACGTTTTGGGGAACAACTGCTTGTCTACCAGCCTGATGTAGCCGAATGTCTGGTTATAGAACGTCAGCGTGTCGAAAAGCACCCGGTTGGGCCGCTGGCTTTTGAACTCTCTGAAAGTCGGCATTAAGGCACCCTTGGTAATGATTCCTTATCCCGTCCATCGGGATAACCAGTAACGACAATGTCCAGCCAGCTACCCCATGGCGGCGGAAGCTCAACCAAGATGTCGTCGAATTCGTCATCTGAGTTATTCAGTTCTCTGGCTATTACGCTGCCCGTCCAGGTGAACACAGACCCGCTCTGGTTCCATGTTGGATAGGCGGTGAAATGAAGCTCCTGAACTTCCAGCCCTGAGTCGCCAGTCCCGGTAGATAGCCTCATGCTGAACCACTGATTGCCGTTATCCAGATAGTTAGGGCTGCGCAACCACTGGTAAAAGGCACGGTGCTGATCACGTGTGAATATCCATGTCAGGCTGAATGATGATTTAAGGTCGTCAGTAAGCTTCTGGAAGATTGGCGCACCAACCTGTGGCTGGTCAGTGCGGAAACCCGTATCACTGGTGACGTTTTTATTAGACTTCTGAGCCAGCGGGAGCCAGTCAGGATAATCAATAGCCATTATTCTGTAGCCCTCGCTGATGCTGTTGTGTTGCGGGTTATTGCCTGCCGGATTGGCCCGCCCTGGTTCAGGTCTGCCACAATGACGTCTATTGTCAGCCCACCACCAGTGTTATTGGCCTGAGCATCAACCGTGGCGCTGGTGTAGTTCTGTATGTTGATAACCACTCCACCTGAGCCGCCTGCTGATGACGTCATGTCCTTGTTGCTTATCACTGAACCGTTATCGCCGGGGATCATGTATTGCTTACCACTGCTGGCTTGGTAGATTTCAGGCATACCGCCCTCACCCACCTGATACATGGAGCCTGCCGATACCGGGCCACCGTTCTTACGCTTGCCTGAAAGCCCTGCGATCAAGCCGAACGCAGCGAGTAGCGCGCCGCCACCAACGACTGCTGCGGCACCAAATGACCCGATTGAAGCAACAAGTGCTGCTGGCAACCATGCGGCCATAGTGGTACCGGCGGCTGCAGTGCTTGCTGCGGTGGTGGTGGCAGTGCCAGCAACAGATGCCGCTGTTGTGGTTGTGATAGCGGTAGTTTGTGCTGCCGCTCCCATTACTGAAGACTTAACCCATTCTGCCCCCATCTGAACGAAGGAATTGATCAGGCTGTTAAGCGCATTACTGGTGAGAGAGGACATAGCCTCTTGGGCGCCCATGCTGCCGGTTACAATGCCTGTCAGAGCGTTTGACGCATTGCCCTGAAGGGACTCAAACGTTTCTGCTAGTGCGGCATTCCCGGCGTTTTGTTGGCTAAAGAGGGTCCACATTGCAGCAGTGCGCTGTTGCTCGTACTGAGTGTTTGCCGCATTGCGTAGTGCAAGGCTTTGCTGCTCAGTGAGCACTTTCTGGCTCTCAAACTGCTGGATAAGCGCCAACTTTTGAGCGTTTTCATTCGCCAGCGCCTGCACAGGGTCAACTGCGCCGGCAGCCTGCTGCTGTGGAGTCACGGATTGATTAGCGCGTATCTGTGCCAGCTTTGTTTGGTGCTCCTGCTCAAGCTGCTCTGACGTGGCGTTATACTGCTGCTGGCTGATAATCAGGTTGCCCTGTGCATCCTTGGTGCTTTTAAGTATCTCAAGTTGCGATTTTTGGGCTGAATAATCCGCGTTCTCTTTAAGCTCCGGGATAGCGTTGCGAGCTTTTATTGCTGCAGCTGTATCCCATACTGCGGCCGCATAATCTCGCGCCTGATTAATCTGTTCTGAAGTCGCGCCCTTACCCAAAGATTGCTCAGCCCGCAATAATGCCTGTTCACGGCTAAGTTGCTGAGTGGATGAGGCTGCAAGCTCGGATTGCTGCTTTAGGTTTGCCAGCTTTTGAGAGATTGATTCCGCCTGGGATGCTGATTTTTTACCCTCTGCAGTTGATGCCTTTCGAGCAGTAGTGTTCCTCTCTGTCGCCGCATATTCGTCCTGAAGCGACTTTATTCTTGCACTGTCTTTGATTCCGGCATCTTCAGCGTCATATTGCGCTTGCAGGCGAGCTCGTGACTCACCTTCAAGCTTTGACAGCTCAAGCTTGCGCTTAGTGCTTGCCTCAAGCTTCTTGACTGCTTTGTCGTCTCCGCCGCTTCCGGAAATTTTAATGGGCTGGTTGTCAGCCGCCTTCTTGCTGGCTTGTGTTACTGCATTAAGGTCTCCTACAAGCGCAGCGGCGCGGTTACTTAATGCTGACACACCTTCCGCCTGCTCAGCCCAGCCATCCAGACCAATCGCAGACCAAGTTCTCGCACGCCTGGCATACATTTCACCTGTGCTGGTAAGGTCAGCCATTTGCTGGCTAGCGGTCTGGGCCTGTCCGGTGAGACGATCAATGGCTGAAGTAAGGCTATCAACAACCTTGACCATGGTCATGCTTGCACCGGTGGCGTCATTTACCTGCTTGACCAATTCCTGAAATGCTATGCTCAGGCTGTTAGTTGCCTGGCCGGTAGTGCGTGGAAGCTTTTCAAATTCAGAGTTGACCGCAGATGTGCGAGACATGATCGCATTTAGCGCATCCTCTGCAGTGAGCTTACCCTCAAGCATGCGCTTGCGAAGTTCGCCAACTGAAACTCCAAGTCCGCTCGCAATCTGGCGGGCAAGCTCTGGCATCTGTTCCAGAATGCTATTGAACTCTTCCGCACGAATGGTTCCGCTGGCTATTGACTGGCCAAACTGCCTCAGGGCATTCGACATCTCATCTGCTGATGACCCACCAATACGGCCGATCTTTTGAAGAGTATCTGTCAGCGCAATAATCTGGCCATTTGTTGCGCCAGCCGTTTTTAGCGAGGTGGTTAATTGCTCCCAAAGCTTGGCTGTCTCCTGCAGGCTAGCCCCACTTTGTGAAGCGATCATTGCCAGCGCCTGGAATGTCGCCTGCCCCTCTTTTGCGCTTGGTGAAAGTCTGTCGATACGTGCCTGAAGCTGCGTCATTGCGTCAGCCACTTCAAGGAATTGCTTTCCGTACTGAACCAATTGAGATACTGCAATTGCAGATGCTATAGCTGTAAAGCTTGTCTTGAGCACTCCGGCGGTGCCGGTGGCTTTCTGCTGAGCGCTGGTTGCATCACTCTGCGCCTGCCTCATGTCGTAAAGCTGGCCTGTCAATGCTGCAATTTCTTTCTTTTGCGCCGCGGTAGCACCAGCGCCTGCGCGTAGCTCTGCTGCCAATATAGTTGCAGCTCTCGCGCCCTTCCTTTCCCTCTCCTCAAGGATTGCAATTTCGTTACCAAGCGCCTCTGTAGTTTTGGCTGCCTGAGAGCTGTCATTAGCCACTCTCACAGTAGACTTGCTTGCACTCCTTGACGCCTGGTCCAGCTTATTTAGCCTGCCGCTCGCGCCATCTGCCGCCCGACTTAGATCATTGAACGATGAGTTAACCTGCTTAGCGCTCTCAATGAGGCCTGCAACGTCAGCATCTATTTCATAATAAATTTCGCCAACTTTCTCAGTCATCACGTTCTCCGGGCATAAAAAAACCCCGCATTCGCGAGGTCATTTTGTGGTTATGTTTTATTTCTTGCAGAACCTGTAATTATGTCCGCAAAGATTTATTGTTTGGCTACCGTCATCAGACCATAGCGATATTTCTTTAACATATGTTTTGCCGCTCTTGGCATCAAAATCGTAGGCAACAATACCGCCCCCTGTGAAATCCACAGTTGAATGCTGATTTAATTTTGTGGAATTTGCCTTAATGGTCTCGAGCGTCACGACTATCTTGTTAGTGTTATCATTGAGCCGCTCGCTAATGCTTGCTTTTCCATTTGCAGTTGCGATGCATGATGCGCTTTTGTCTCCGCATAGAGCCATTGAAACTTCCTGCTTAGCTAATTCCACAGCCTCTGGCGCGGAGGGTGTTTTTTCATAGCACCCTGTAAGCGATATTGCCGAAGCTATTAACCATGCTATGCGTTTCATTTCATATCCCTGAACTTAGAGTAGGTCGCAATTCTACCAAATAATTTACGCAAGCCAGCGCAAATTACGATGCTTTTGCGAGTCTCTTCGCCTTTTTAGCAAGGTAATCATCTGCAACCTGATCGTACTCCTCTCGAGTGAATCCCTTCTGGTCAGGGTATTTAGCTGCAAGCATATGCTGAAACTCGGTCATCGTTAGTTGCTCGGCCTCAGAACGCGTAATGCTGAAATGATTGCGGGCCGCGCTGACGTAATCAAAGGCATTAAACTCTGTCGTTGCCTTGCCGCTATCGTGGCGCTGTAATTGCCGAACCTTTGCCTTACCGATGATGCCGTGTGTTATCAGGGACTGAGCGATTAGGAGCAGCTCAAAGTCACCCACTAGCCCCATACGTCGCTTAAATGGCCTGCCCTTGGTTCTGGCCGGACGGAGCTCACCGATAAGATCAGACAAATCACCCTCACAGCATGCCTGCATTACAGTCATGGCAGCCATAAGCGCCCGCTTTCCATAACTGCAGCTGCGGATGTGCTCGATTAGCCAGGCTGGAACGTGCCCATATGCGGCAGTTGCGCGCTCTATAAGCGGTGTCAGCTCATCGCGGTGCAGGTCTGCAAAGGTCTGAACAATCTCCTGCGGCTCACCGATTCGGCTCATTGCTGCAAATGACGGGCGGAAGAAGTATTCATCCTCACCAACCGTGATGAGGCATTCACCAATCTCTTTATACGGCGTCATGTGTTCTCCATAATCATTATCAAGGGCTGAGACCAGCCCTTTGGAATGGTTACGAGGCAGTAACCGTTACTGCTGTGGTGCCAGTGAAATTACCGTCATTCGACTTGAAGGTGATCGTCGCTGTGCCGGCGGCAACACCAGTAACCAGGCCGGTGCTGCTGACGGTTGCTTTCGTTGCATCTGAGGTTGTCCATGCGCCGGACTTGTCAGTTGCATCAGCCGGTAATACCGTGCCGGTCAGCTGGCGAGTTGCACCAACTACGACTGAGGTAGTCGCTGGAGTCACGGTAACGCCTGTAGCAGGAACACTGTCATCCGTATCAACAACCTGGATGGTATCGGCTGCCGCCACCTTAAACTCGGTGGAGAACGTAATGATGTCGTTAGTGCCGCCGTCAGAACTCAGTGCGTTGATCAGCATGTAACCCATGAACGTAACCGGGCCGAATTCCATACGAACCCAAAGAGTGGGCTGGCGTGCTGCCTGAATCTCGGTGTTGAAATACTTAATCAGGCGACCAACACCATACTGGTCAAGCTTATCGTTACGGCGCACCTCACCCTCAAATGAGATGGTGAAGTCAGCGTTGGTAACGATGTTCTCTACATAACCTTTGGTGTCATCGGCATCTGATGTCACGCTGTTGGGCGAGAAGTCGAAGCCTTTACTGGTGCCTGCAGCCAGAGCCTTCCACTCTGACTCCTGCGGTACTGCATCGGCGCAACCATCAGCTACTTCGAGCACAATGGCGCGGCCAAACAACTTTGTGTTGTCCGTTGGGCAATTTGCTGCCATGGGTAATTCCTCTTTTGATTAACTTTCGCCGTAAGAACAGGCAAATTGCAGGCGCCAGACCATACGCCCCTCTGCCGTGGGGATTGGTGATGGTATGCCACCCATATTGGTGATTTGGCCGACGCAGGGGTCGCTGATAGGGTTTTGCTGCACGTAGTCGATGATGGCCTGCACGTCAGACTCTGACTTAGCGTAATCGCCTGCAGACTTGCCGGTGATCAGGTCAACAAGCACGTAATGGTCAGAGCCGATATCTCTGTCGACCGGAGAGCCGCCGTTAGGCCGGAACACGATGAACCGCTGCTTCAGGTCACCCGTATCAGTCCAGATAAGTGACTGAACCGAGTATCCCGACGTCAGGCCCGCACCGATAAGCAGATTTTTAACACGTTGATGCATCGGAGGATTCACAAGCTCATCTCCTTTTTAATGGTACGGTCGATGAGGTCGCGAGTATCCTCGAAGCCTTTGGTCAAAAACTCCTTCTGGGCTGTCGCCCGGCGGAAGGTCTGAGGCACGTTAGGGTCATGGACGTAAACCGCATAGTTAGCCGAGTAGCCAACCCGCCCGGTTAGACGCGCGCCTTTGATGTCGAGCTCTCGATACTGGCTGTTGATGAGCGTGGACGTGTCTATAGGCGTGTACAGCGCCGCCTGTGAAGAACCAATGATTAATGCGCTCTGAATAGCCCTGACAGCCTTCCTGCCCTGAATGTCGCCAATCAGTGCGTTTAGGTTCTGCTGAGCCTGGCGGATGCCGCGGACCTTTACTCCCATATCAGACCCCCGTCAGAATTGCATAATCATCAACCAGTCGCTCAAAGGTGTCCGCATAGCGAATAGCCTGCATAACCTCATCAGCGCCCGCTGCGATCGGGTCTGGATTGCTCGAAGCACCAATCAGGATGTAGTCACCAGTATCTGCCAGTGCGTACTCCGTCCATATGGTGCTCTTTACCACCTTCTCGCCGCCTATCGCCCCTAGCCGCTTACTCAGTCCACCCTGATAGTCGCAGGCAATCACCAGCGGTTCAGACCAGCCAAGAGAGTCGCCGTACTCATCCAGTCCCAAAGGCTTCCAGATGGTCGCCTGAGCCGTGTATGACCAACTGGCTAAAGATGACATATCATTTCCTCCAGCTCGTCACGGTGGCCTTCTGAGCGGTAATGCGAGGGCAGTTAATCACCCACTCACCGCTGCTGTTCACATAGCCGGTTGTCTGCCGACCATTTGAAGTTGTCACCCACACTCGCTCGAATGGCTTGGGTAATTGTGATGCCGGCAGCCAGCTCATCGACGCCCCCCACACATGCATCCGCCCTTCGCTATCCAGATGCCTGCAAAGGACTGCTGAGTTGGGTCGGCGGGTATCAATGCAGTGGCACACCCGTTTTTGTCGAGACCACGCAGAAGTCCGAGTGAGCCCTTCCAGCGATCGGCGAATGAACCGTACCGGAATGACCTCGACGCGCCAGATGGGGCTGACTGAGAGCTGATGTATTTATCGCCCTGCCCCAGCCCCATCAGTCCTAACAGGTACATCTGAATGAGTAACGCAGTAGCTGGCGGGTAATTAGCATCCAGACATTCCTGAATGCTGTTTGCCTGCTCAACAAGTGCCGTGAGAATGAAATCTGGCAGCGTAATACCCTGGCTAACCAGATACTCTTTTGCCTGCTCCTGGATAACCATGAATACCTCTCAGCCCTGCCGGAACAGGGCATAAAAAAACCGCCAGCGCGGCGGTTGTTATTCAGCGGTTGGGAAAAGCTTTTCCAGCTCACCGTCCGGCAGCAGCTCTGCCAGCTTGTCAGCGCCGAGATTGCCTTTGTACTCAATACCCAGCTCATCCAGACGCTTGGTGATCGCATCTTTGCGGGCCTGCTTGTCTGACGTGGCGCTAGGTGTTGCCGGAACCAGCTCAGCCGATGCTTTGCTGGAAAGCTTGCGGACGTGAGCCTTCAGTGATGGATGCACTGTTTCAAGCTGCACCACGTCACCCTTAGCCACGCCGTGCCACGGCTTAATCACTTCGTATTTATCAGCCATGATTTCTCCTTAAGCCAGGTTGGCGCCGTAGACCACACCGGACAGGCCTTCGCCGTCCTTCTTAATCTGCAAACCTTCTGCAGACATGATTTGGAAGTTGTAATTGCTCTGCGGCATTGGACGCGGCAGTGGAACAGTACCAACAGCCATACCAACCAGCGGAGAAATGACGTCCTGACGGCGCTGGTAGCCGAAGAATTCATTGCCGGTAAGTGCGAAGGTTGGCGTGATTTCTCTGGCAGGGATGAACTTCGCGATCGCATCCAGCACAGTGCCGCTTACAAAAGCATTCGAGCCGCTGCCAACTTCAATGGTGTAAGGCTTGGACATGTTCGCCCAGATTTCGGCGCTCACCCACAACTTGTCATAAGCAGCGACTTTGTTGCGACGGGCGTTGATACCAAAGGCACCAGTAGGACCGAAGAAGGCCAGCATCTGAGCCGGGGTAGCCGTTGTCAGATCGATATTTGCGCCGCCAGCTCCGTTTCCAAGGTTGATCTTGGAAGTGTTGCGGTGGTTGCGGATGCCCTGACCTTTCATGCCATCGACGGAGATTGCGTCACTGCCATTGAGGTAGTAATCCACGCGCTTTTTATGGAACTTGCGCAGTTTGGCGGCCTGAGAATCAAGCGCCAGATCGATGCCGACAGTGCTCAGGCCAGCAGCATGACGCCAGTTGACGCCATAACCAGCGGTAAAGACAGGGATCGGGTCACCATCACCATCGTAATCAGTGTGGTCGAATGAATATGGTGCCTGACCATCGATGCTGATTGATACGTCATCTGCGATATCGCCTGATACGTTATACATCTTCGCAGTCTTGCCGATAGGAAGAACGGTCTGCACACCCATCAGGTCGTTGATGATTTCCATGCCATCTTCCTGATCGCGCATCTGGATAATCTGGCGGTCAATCTCAGCCCAGAATTCGCGAGTAAAGCCGCCGATGGCATTCGCTGCCAGCATGTCATGCGTCATGCGCGTACGAAACGCGTTGACCATGATGTCGTGCTGAGCATTGAAGATGTCACGGTTAGCCCACAGCTCGTTCCAGTGTCCGCGCAGTCGGCTGTTAGCAGCCAGTGTTTCAGCGGTAAAATACATTCTTATTCTCCTGATTAAGCGCCAGCAGCTGCGGCAACGGTGCCGACGCGCATACGCACGCGGATGAGGTCGGTAGAGCTCGCAGCGATAGTCGCTTCATCCTGGCTGTAGCCGATAACCGAATCGGTATCAGATGTGGCTTTGGTGAACTGACCGTTCGTGCCGAGTTTGATCGGATCGTCTTTGCCGTAGGTACCTGCAACGCACAGTAGCGCCAGCTCACGACCTTCTTCCACGTAGTTACCTACAGCGGAGTCGCCAGCCGGAACGGCTTCAGTGATTTTCAGGCCCTGATGGTAGGCAACATCAATGATGTAGAGACGACCAGCCAGCGCGGTAGCCTGCGCAAACTCATTGTCGTCGTTGATGACAGCCGCAGTACCCGGCAGCAGAGCTGCAGCAGTAACGCGGGTTTCGGTCTTGTACAGAGACTGACCGTCGATATTAACGCGACGATAACGGGCCATTACGCAGCACCTCCGAAGTAAGCAGCCGGATCCGGTGCGCCGGTCACTGGTGGGTTTTTGGCACTGTTGGTGCCGATGTGGGTAGCTTCACCCAGAGACTTAAACATTGCGTCCAGCGCTTCACCTGACAGAGCGTTAGCAACGATTTCGCCATGCACTACGGCGACAGCATCACGCTTGGTTTTCTCTTCAGCGCGTGAGTTGGCGGTCAATGAATCTGACAGGGTTTTCTGATTGGCCTGGATGCCTGCCAGCGCTTCGGTGATGGGCTTCAGTGACGCTTCATTGTTAGCAGCGATAGCGCCGCTGACGATAGTGCCAATCTGTTCCAGTTCTTCTTTGGTTAAAGGCATATCGCCCTCCGTTTGGTGGTTTGTTGCAGGAGCATCCTGCGGTGTGAAAAGAGATTTAACTTTGTTGGTAACGATGGCGACCCATGACTCCTGGCGGGCAACTTTTGATCCGTTATCGTCAAAGGTGATCTTGCCGCCTTCGGTGGTGTAACCGTAAACCTGCGCATCGCCCCCGTTACGGATGACGATCGCCTGAGAATCGGTGAAGTCAGCAATCCACGCGTAATCATCCGGGCCGGTAGCAAACTTATCTCGGGCAGCCTGCTCTAGGCGGCGTTCGCGCTCGCGGTATGATTCACCAATCAGCGCGCCAGAGTTGGATTGCAGCGTTTTCGCCTGGTCAGCGTTAACCATAAGGCCAACACCCTGCTCGGGCTGTGCTGCGCCAACCTCATGCAGCAGAATGGCGTCGTGGTCCATCATGTTAATTTTCGCGACCCACTCGATGCCCTGCGCCTTCTGTTCTGCGCTGGATTCCAACTGGTCGAGAAAGACAGCAACACTGGTGTGGATCGGCGGAACGTCATCACCACGCTCAATGGCGGCCACGCGCTCAAGCAGCTCCCGTCCGCCTTCGCTCTGGTTCGCTACGGTGGTATCAACCCACTTCTCCGCATAAACGCGGTTGCCGGACTTCTTAACGTTGCGATTCCATGCGCCAATATGACCGGCGTTGATGCCTTCAGGTGAAAAGGCTGAGACAAACTGGCCGTCTACAGTCGGATGACCGAGCGGCGCCAGCGTGCCTTCCAGCCCCTGATAATGTGCGTCAATTTCAGATGCCGGATACAGGCCGCCGTTCATCACAACGTTGGCTGGCAGCGTGTAACTTGGCAGTACCAGATGCGGCCGCCCGTTATACGTTTCACGGCGAATAGCCTGACTGTTCACCTTAGTGGTGACGTTGACCTGCATAGTCATGGTTATCTCTCGATTAAGCCGCGTGCTTATGGTCGCAGCAGTGATGTGATTTATTGGTTGCCATGCGTTTTCCCCATGTCTGGGTAAACTCTTTTTTGGCGATATCGATTACGGAGGAATTGAGCGGCACGCCCTTCGCATCAACCAGTACAGTGACCTGAGAGCATTTGCAGTTGATCGCATTGCCGTTGATGCTGTACCAATCTCGGACATCTTCCGAGGTGTAGAGGTTGCCGTGGCGTAGTGCATGCGTCCGGCGCGTTGTGGCGCTCAGGGCAGACAGGTGAAGCAGCATGACGTTCAGGCCCAAATCATCTTTGGCTGAATCATGCTCATCCCATCTGGCACGCCTTAATGCGGTGGTGATTTCCGTTCTGGCTATACGGTTAGCCCGCCCCTGCTCAATACCTATCTGGTCACGCAGCCGTCTGGCTATTTCTTTCGGATTCTGTCCGCGGCCCATTCCATCGGTCAGGATTCGCGACAGGTCCTGCTTAACATCCGCAGCCAGTCCTTTCATCTCTTCAAAGGTGCGGGCTCTCACCAGAACTAACCGGCTTTGATAGGCATCACTGAGAAGGATGTCCTGCACACTGCCGCGATCAGCTTCGTACGCGGGAGATTGCTGAGACAGGTTGGCAAACTCCTGCGCCGTGCCACGCTGATAAGATGGAGAAACATAATCCTGAAACAGCCATGGATTGAACTCGCCGCCCTGCAGCAGGATTTCATCAACGAGTGAATCGCCGTTTTGCAGCAGCATTGAAAGCAGGGTTGGGTCTAACTGGAAGGTGTAGCGCTGGTTTACTGCTGGCTCTGCCGGGATGCGGTTAAGGAGTTCGATGTATCGCGTGCTGATTTGCTTAAGGCGCCTGCCGTATTCTCGCATTGCGCCGCGCTCAAGGCGGTCAACGCCGGTCGGGTCAAGCTTGTTGCCGGGCAGGATTGCTGGCTTGGGCTTCTTCTTCAGTTTCGCCATCTTCCTCATCCTCTGGTAATGGCTCACCGCCGCCTGGCTCATATCCTGCAGCAACGCGTATTTCATCGACCGTGAATACCTGCTCGCCGGATGCGAGAGATGTCTGATTGATGCTGCTCATCTTGGTGGCGCTATCCAGCTTGTCAGATGGTGACTGCTCGTTTAGCTCATCCCATACTATGCTGAATTTCGCGACCGGTTTTATGACCTGCAGAGAGGTGAGCTTATCGACCATGTCCTCAATATCAAATGACAGGTCACCACGTCGCGACTGGCAGCGGCTGTTGAAGTAAATCTGGTCTTCGGTGCTGGCCCGCTCACCTGACTGGTTGCCAACGATGATGCGCGATGGAATATCTACCGAAGCGCTGAAGGTCTTCAGGTTGACGTCATAGGTAGGTGATGGGTCAGATACCGGGCTAACCAGTGATGTGACCTGCGCACCCTGAGTAATCAGCAGCGTATCGTTGCCGCGGTTAATCTCTCTGGCTGCTTCGTTGTAGCGTTCCTGAAGCTCATCAACTGTGACGCCATACATCGAGGCCAGATTATTGAAATCGACCTCTTTATCGAAATTGATGTTCTGCTGACGTGCCGCGTTCTTCAGGAATGACTCACCTGAGCCGCCCTCGACTTTCTCAAGACTGACGCATGCGTTATAGCCAGGCTCAAGGAACCCAATCTCGTCTTCTGACATATCGCCGATAATCAGCACGCGATCAGGGTGTACATTGCGCTGCGCCGTACTGCCATCAGAAAGCGATTCGGTGTACTGCCACATTGTGATGGCGCCGTTGTTATCCCGACTACCTACCTTCAATGCGCTCGCCCACACCGGCGTTATCTTTTGTAGTGCTTTGCCTTTAACTACTGGCTCATCCCACTTCTTGCTGTCTTTGATATGCAGCAGGATGCCAGCCCATCGACCGACAAGGCGACGAGCGTCAGCCTTGGCAAAGGTGCGCCAGAAACGGTGGGTGAATACCTGGTTGCTGGATCGCTCCCATGCAGTAAGTTCTCGCGAGTCGTCTGACTGCTCACCCTCAACAACCTGCGGGTTTGTCTTCCAGCAGTTTGAAACCAGCTTATTCACCGCTCCGTGCGCAATGCCGCCGCGGCGATAGAGCTTGTACAGATCATCGAATGTCAGATCTTCTTTGAAGCCGTATTCGCACCACGCGCTTTCACGTTTCGCATCCAGCCCCATGCCAGGGTTAAATGCCATTTGCCGCGCACGAGCAAGCCTGACGTCATTCAGCGCGTGATTGACGGCTAGTGATAATTTGTCAGTCATGGTTTGTCCGTTGGTGGGTTATCTGCCTTGCAGGCGTTTTGGAATCATTATGCCCATCGGTTGAGCGCCGCCTAATTCGGTTAGCGCATAAACCATCGCATCGAGGCGGTCAGGTGACTTTTTGGCGGTGGTCGGCACGTATTCCATTAGCTGATTTTCCAGCACGTAGAGATTGCCGTTATTGGCGACACGACCTTGCTCATAAAGTGCAGAGATTGGTTCAGCTCGGGCATATTTTCCTTTGCTGGCATGCACGCGAATAACGCGCCCTTTGAATCCAGCATTGCGCAGAGTTTCCTCTGCCATGTCGCCGCCTTGGTTGGTTTCAATAACGATCGCATCAGCATCATGCTCTTCGTAAGCAAACATCGCCTTTTTCGCCCAGCCAGCCGGTGAGAATTTACCGCTGTAATCTGCATCCACAGTGAACTGCTTTTTGTCGCCGGCACCATAAGCGCTTGCAACAACAATCCCGGACTCATCGCTTTCTTCGCTATTGGTAGCCTGCGGGTCAATTGCCACGACTGTGCGCACCTTCTCATGCTTGATATTGAGGGCATGCGAAGCGCTTATCATCGCCTCAGTCCAAAGCGCCCCCTCTGCGTTGAAGCGGCGAGGCTTCTGCATGTACTGAGCTTCGGCAGTGCGACGGTGCGAGAACAACGATACGCGATGCGATTCGTTATGCTTGAACGGCCACAGCCAACCATCAGGAAGCCCATGGTCAATGGGTATGGCGTGAGTATTGTCCGGGTATTGTTCGCAATAGCTCTGGCTGTTATCAATCAGCACAGGAAGATTCAGGTGATGCCACTTCTCTCCACTGCCGCCCCGAAGCAGATATCCGCTCAGGTCGTGATAGTGGATGCGCTGCATAATCACTATCATCGGCGTTGTTTCAATCGCCAGGCGTGACTTGATGGTTTCGTTGAAGCGGCTGTTCACGCCATCGCGAACTGTTTCGCTGTAGGCATCATCAGGCTTAACCGGGTCATCTATAATTAATGCGCCCTGCCAGCCCGGCTCCATATGGCCTGCACGAAAACCGGTAACCTGACCAGCAGCGGATGATGCGTATACACCACCACCGAACTCGTTCCACCACATCGCCTTGCTGTCTGCATCGTCGCGTAGCTCCATCGGCCACATGCTCTGATATGCTTTCGACTTGATCATGCCGCGTGCAGTAGACGAGTTAAGTAGTGCCAGATTGTGTGAGTACGACAGATGCATGAAGCGGGCGCGGTTGTTAAGCGTCAGCCCTCTCCCCATCATGTTGATGGTCGCCAGCTCGGTTTTGGTGTAGCCGGGCGGAACGTTGATTATTAAGCGGGTAATTTCGCCGCTAATTACACGATCAAGAGTCTGCTGGATTACTTTGTGGTGGGGAGCAACAATCATCTTCCCCCCGGTGCGCTGCTTGAAGAAGTATCTGGCGTAATAGAGCCCATCCTCTTCACATTCTAAGCGTCGCACATAATTCTTCTGCTCAGCAGTCGTCATCCTCCAACATCTCCCGCCGGGCAGCTTTGTATTCGTCTTTTGTCAGAGTGGCTGACTCAATAGGTCCGCCATCCTTACCCGTGTGCTCCACCTTTTGCCTATTGGTATAAGCATCACCGCACTCTTTCGCAGCCTGCTCAATCAGCGTGGCCGCCAGAGCCATGTTCTTCATGTTCTCGGCCCTCGACATCATCCGATCGAGGGTGCGCAGGCGATAAGCTTTGTTGGCAATAGGGATGTCAGATATTTCGGTCTGGAAACGTGCGCGAGTGCTTTCGAACAGGTCTATCCATTTCTGACTCAATTTAGCCGCCATGGCATTGCCGGGGCTGTATTGTGAAACCTGTTGGCGTGAAACCTCAACGTTGAATTCAGCCTTTACAAGCTCAATGACTTTCGTTGGCGGCTCAAAGCACGCCAGAGACTGAACGATGAAGGCCTTAACCTCTGTCGATAATGCTGCCACAGGCTACCTCCATGACAATCTGAATAAAGCGTTATGCCAGTTTCATGATGCAAGTACCGCATGCCCTGGCTATGTTGATTTTCGCTACCTCAGCCGGTTGGCTGGCAGCATCGATAATTTCCTGTACGTCGGCGCTGGCACCGTATCGGCGAACCACTCCAACGAACTCTTCTACATCATGACCGCGCATGCACAACTTGGGCTGCCCGGTGTCACGATAGAACTCAGGTGCGCCGAATTCATCGGTCTTCTGAGCAATGTGATAAAGCTCATGCTCCAGTAGTGCGCAGAATTCCAGATCGCTACATTGAGAACAGAAGTCAGCGGCCAAGGTGATGATGTAATCCGGCTTATGACCGAACCACTCATACATCTGCTGTTCCATTCTGGCCTTCTGCCAGCCACCTGCTCGCATTGCTACTTCTTCAGCCTGCCCGAGCACAGTGCGCCCCTTCTTGCTGAAAGCAGATGACGCCCACATGAATGCAATGTCCGCTTCAATCAGGTGTGAGTGGTCGGGATTGTGAAGGCTGCCGTTACCATCAAGGATTTGCTTAGTGACCCACTCGTGGATTCCAGTGGCGGGCATGAGTTTGATGTAGGGAGAAAATTCTTCTACGAATTCAGCTGGAGGGTATGGCCTGCTTAGATTTCTGTCTTGGCTTGCCATATTCACTCCAATAAAAAACCGCCCGTAGGCGGTTATTTGTAATGTTGTGACCAGTGTTTACTGCACTCATCTATAACATATGATATTTGCCGACCATGGCCAGCGCTCATTGATTCACGGACCATCGTAGGAAAACCTGTGTTTTGTTTGGGGATCAAGTGTTCTAACGAAACCTCATCATTGGTTCGTACCCATGATTTATGTTCGTTAATTTCTTTTTCCCTATATACGATGACCAATTCAATGTTATCCGCTGGATTTCCATCGTTCTTGAAAATCTCATATCTTGTCAGTTGTCCATCATTACCACGGTAAAGCAAGGTTCGTTCGAGTGTTATATAGGACATAATTATTGGCCTCTGTTGCTTAACGAACTTGAACGTTAAATCATCATTGAGGCCAATACAATCCATCATCAGGCGCACTCGCAAATGCGCCTTGTGATGGTCATGAAAAAGCCCCCGTGAGGAGGCTTTATAATTTATGACTTGAAGCCACGCTTACCGTGGGCTTTGCGCCATGCTTTAACAGCGGCGACAATCTTCACAGGTGTTGCGTCCTTATCTTCGCTGTAAAAGATCAGGTCGGAACCTTCAGGGTGCTCACTTACCGAAATGAAATTTTCCAGAAGTTTGTCCTGATGAGCTTCGCCGCCTTTAGCGCTGCAGATTTCACTCACAAGTTGGGTAAATTCTGCTTCCGTGTAGTCTTCAAATTTATGCTTCAGTTCCATATTTTCACCTTATTTCTTTGAATGAATTTCGATATGACGCTTTGGTGTCAGAACGCGAAGGTTATCGATATCATACACCTCGCCGCCTTGTGAGATAAGTTCGACATGATGAAGCTCAAAAGAGCGTCGGCCTCCAACACTTTCTTTCGCCTGTACGCGAGGTGCTAATCCTTCTTTCATTCGCTGACGGTTGTTAGTGTTAAACTGTCCTGCCAGTTCGGAATCGGCCACAACCTCCTTCCAGAAGGCATCTCGAAACGCATCAAAGCTTCGGAACTCTTTACCTGCCAATTTTTTAGCAATTCGGGTTGGTACTGGTACACCTAATTCTTTACCAGAAGCCATTAGCCACTTGCCCACAACATCTGCACCAACGCCTTCAACTTTACCAGGCAGGTCACGTCCACTTTGCAGCATGACATAGATCGGTTTCAAGCCAGAATCAGCAGGGAAAATCAGGATTGCATCCCTGAAGTCCATGTCATCCGCCATTGGGAAGCTTTCAATCACCGGCGATGTGTTTACAGGATTTTGGTTGCCTGTATTACCTGGTACTGCATCGCTATGGGCCGGAGTCACAAGAGGCGGCAAACCTTTATAGCCCGGTGCTTTCTCAGGCGAAACCAAAATTGTTCGCGAAGGCAGGCCGCTCTCTGCTGGTATCGATACTGAATAAAGCCCTGTGACTTTGTCAATCGATGCATTTAATACACGAACAGCACTCGGATTAACAGTTCGTACCAGATATGTTTTGAGTGCATTCTCTGTGTAATAAAGGCGGCCACGAACGGCCATATTGACAGAGCCATTAACTTCAGCAGCAGCTTTTAAAGAAGCGTCAGATGGAAGTTTGATAGCATCTGCAGGCATAGCGGACAGGAACATATTAATATCTTCTCGTCCTGGTACCTTATCGCTACCTTCACCCGCACTTGGAATATATGCAACAGAAGCGATCAGTGCACCGATGCCACTTCCTGAGATGGCTGTCCCAATTAACTCAGCTACTACGGTTCGCACAGAATTCCATGCTGTCGTAAGCGCAGCCTCACCCAGAGTAAAACCACCCAACCCTGTTTCGGCAAATGTAATTGGTGCAGCAGAGGCAGCTACTGCAGGAAAACCAGCAAAGCCAAATACATTCTGCTCTTCTAATTTTGAACGCGCAGCTTCAAGTGCAGCAGCTTTAGTTGCAGCTTCTGCCTCCGACTTAGCTTTAGCGTCAGCTTCCGCTTTAGCTTGAGCTGCTGCAGCTTGCTCAGCGCTTAGACGCGCAGCTTCTGCAGCTTGACGTGCAATTTCAGCCTGACGTTTTGCTTCAGCTTCAGACTGTGCTTGCTGAAGCCGAGACTGGGCATTTGCAAGGTTAATATTTTCTTGGTTAAGAGAGTTACTTTGAGAAGAAATATCATTACGCAATGCATCATTCTGAGAATTATAAGAATTAATCTCATTTTGAAGTTGATCGCGCTTATTTTTCGCTGGCGTAAGGATCGTATAGAGGATCCTGTTTGAACGTACGGGATCTACGCCTGCAAGACCTCTTACTTGTTCTCCAAGCGCCTGAACCCTCGCTGACAGTTCATTAACTTGGGGCAGCCTTGCGTTGATTTCGGCGTTGTTAGCGTTGATTTGGGCATTGTCAGAATTAATCTTATTTTGTAAGGCTGACGCATTGACAGAAGCATTATTGACATCACGCTGCGCAGCCTCTAAAGGATGTGCAGCATCCCATTCAGCCTGCTGACGCCGGGCTTCTTCTTCAGCCTTACGTTGAGCTTCTGCAGCAGCTGCATCATTCGCTGCCTTTTGCGCAGCAGCAGCTGCGGCTGCTTTCTTCGCATCTAACTGCACCTGAACAAGCGCGCGAGCTTGTACCTGACGTGAAGTTTCACCATTTCTCCAGTCTTTACGGTTGTTCAAAATTGGCCGCGAATAAAGGCTTACACCGGTAATGTTGTCATTCCCGTCAACTGTCACCATGTAAATATAGCCATCAACTGCTGAACGGAATCCCGATGGAACAGGTGCAGTTACATTGGTTCGAAGATTATCGCGACCCTCACTGCCTGAGTGACCATCTGACCAATGAAGCGAGTTATCTGGTACCCAATTCTTACCTCGTGAGATTTCAATGCGAATTTCACCATTAACCCATGTCCCTAAAATTTCGCCCGGCTTCGCTGGTGACAGGACGTATCGACCATTACCAGAATTGCCAGAAGGACCAGAGCCTGTATTAACACCGCCGGTCGGTCCTCGCCCACCACCTCCAAACTGGTTGTTATGAGCATTGTCAAAACCATTTCCTGAACCCATAAAAAAATTCCTCTTTGACGTAAAATAAAACCAATAAAAGAACTGTATAAATAAACAGTTAAATTGAATTTTACGCCTCATGTTTTATGAGCGCAATACTGTATAAAGCATTTAATTTCAGGAATTTACGGGAATTTTTAAACTAGTTGTATGCAATAAAATCCCATGACTGTTGAAAAAAATAATTTAGTAGATCGATCTAACAAAACATTGCTCTTTTATGTACTGCTGTAGCCCGGCTATTTGTTTTCCGGCTACTT